TTCTAACAATGCAACTGTAGTTCCTACAGGAGCTTGTGTATTCATGTTACCAGTTTGTAAATCAGTTATAGCTGCAAGTCTTCTGCCTTCTTGTGTCAGAGAACCTAGTAAAGCTGTTAAAACTTGTGATGGTTCTTTAAATGGCAAAGGAACAATAGACTTTCGTATATCATCGCCATAACCTTCTACATCTCTAAATTCACCAAAGCCTATTGGTGTTTCACCTTCAACTCGCATACCACGAGTTTTAAATCCACCAGGTAAATTACTAAACTGACCTGCATCTACAAGTGAACGTAGAATAGTTGTTGCAGTTTTTTGTAAGTTACCAAGAAGGTGAACATATCCTAATCCATAAAAATTAAAACCAGGTAAAAACTTATAATGTACAAAGTATTGTATTCTTTTAACTTTTGGGTCGTCATCTTTAAAATTTTCTCTAATAGAAAGTATCTCTCTAGTCTCTTTGCATATTGTTACAATGTATGGACAAGCAAATTCTTTTTCAGAACCAGGTAGTTCTAAATCAACGTGCATCTCCAAGAGTGTAAATCTTGCATCGTTCTTGTAACCTTTTTGTGGTTTGATACCTTCAATGTCTTGTATCTTTTCGTTTATACCAGTTACAGAGTATGACTCAGTAGAGCTTTCCTCTTGCATCATCTCTATGTCTCTGTAAAAACCACTCACTTGTCTTTTACGAAGTTCGTTGTACTCCATTCTAATAACGTGAGTATATCTACCACTAGTTCTTAGTTCTGTTGTATTACTAGATACAACAAAATCTGTAACAGGTATAAATTTAGAAACTGGTCTTTCTAACTCAGAATCATAATATACTTTTTTAAAACAGCTACCAACAATAGGAAGATAGAATAACATTTGATCTAAGTCATCAAAGTATTCTTCCATCTGTTCTGTGACTTGATAGTTCATGAAGTCTTTGACACGATGAGCTTGATCTTGTTTGTCTTTATTTACTTCACCAACTATTTGTGTTTTGACAGGTCCGTTTGCAGGGAATAATTCTTTTAAGGCTTGTGCATGAAACTGTACAGCAGCTTCAATCATTAATGGGTGATGTGCTGAACAAGCTCCAGGAAAAGGATGTTGCATATCTTCTAGTTTTAATCCTAGAAGCTCCATACCTTTTTTTACATTCTCTTCCCAATCTGATCTGCTTCTAACGTCTGCATCGTATGCTTGTATTAGATCACTAGCAAGTTCTGATAATTGTTCTTCTTCAAACTCATCTGCTAAGTTATCAGCAACAACTCTTTCCTCTTCTTGTTGATCTCCTACAACTATCTCTACAGATTCAACTAGTGTTTGATCTACTGGTTCGTTTGATTGTCTTACCATGAATATTCCTTTTACTTTTTCTTAATTATTTTTTGTAAAGTCTTTGCTTGTCCTGCGTGTGATCTAGATGCTTTTTTTAGACTTTTAATAACTTTTTTTACCTTGGTTTTTTTTGCTTTAGATATCATTAAAAAATACCTTTAAACTTTGTACCTTTTTTTCTAGCAGCATTTCTTCTTTTTTTATTTTTTTTCTTTTTACCACTAGTTCCGATTATTACTGCTACCTTAGTAGTAGACTTAGTTCCAGCAGCAGGCTTTACACCTTTGCCGATAATAATCATTAGAATACACCTTTGAATTTAATCTTCTTAACCTGTGCATCGTATTGACCACGAGATACACTTCCACCTTTAGCCATTCTTTTTACAGCACCACCTTTAGCCATGAAACCCATTTTGTTTCTTACTGGTGTAGGTAGTTTTGCTAGACCAGGATTCTTTTCTTTGTTAACTGGTTTTAAGTTCTTTTTCATTTTAAGCTCCTATACTTTTCATTCTATTACTTAATTCGGTTGCCCGATTTTTTGTTTGTTTATACCATCTGCTGTCGATCATCTCATAGCTCGCACCCACATAGTTTAGTTCCGATAAACTTTTCCACATCATCTTAAATTTGGATACACCTGTTGGTCCAAGCTGAAACACCATCTCTATGATAATGCCTTTGGCTTGGTCATCCATATCGGCACAACCATTCATTTCAAATAATCTTTTTGCAGAGTCTTCTGCTTTTTTATAGTCGACATCAAAGATGCCATCTAAAAACTCTTTATCGTATTCTTTATCGTCTTCCCAAAATTCTTCTACACACAGATGCCCATACCCCACTGTTCTCTTTCCTAGGGTATCTAGGTATACTTTGTTTCTATAACCTTCGTGATGTTTGATTGATTCTTTTATCTTGTCCATGACCAATAACTTCCTTTACTGCCTGTTGTTTCTTCTGGGATGAAATCTTGCTGATGTGTAATTAACCATCCTTTTCTTAATCTTAACAGAGCTTGTGATGTTGAGTCTACCAAGTCATCATTCTTTGAATTAGGGAATGATGCACACTGAGAGATAACATCCTCTGCAAAGTCTCTATCTGGATACCATATTTTTCCAGATTCTAACAAGGGAGTAATTGAATGTACCCTAGACCTTTTATCCTGTTTCTTTGGATTAAAAGGTGTAATTGGTATACCCATTCTGGATAACTCTTGTACCAGCGATAGTCCACTTGCCTTTGCTTCTATTATAATTAAGTCGGGATTAAATTGGTTGTAATAATCTACAGCAACCCTTTTAAGTTCTGGGAACTCCCACTTGTCTCTTTTTGCTCCAAGCAATATAACATTGGATTCACCATTCTCATCCGTAAAGACACCCCACGTTGTACAAGCAGAATAGTCAGAAGACTTTCCTGTTGTATAGGCGGTATCCCACGATTGTAGAATGTAATCACATGGAGGTGGTTCATCGTATTTCCATTTCTTCCACCACCATCGTTTCACAATGTTGCCTTCTTCTACAGAAGGTTTCTGTGCATACAAAGATGCCCACTCTCTCGTTCCGAGAGTTTTCTTAATTTCTTTTAGTCTAGATAAAGGATACGCCTCTTCCCACAGAGGTTTGCCTTCTTTACTCTTTAGAAGTTTAGCTGCTCGCTTATCTAGAATAGCTGGGAACTCTATTACTTCCCATCCTTCATGTTCAGTTTCTTTAAGAACCCATCCAGCCAAGTCATCCTCGTGCCACCTGGTTTGGATAAGAACCACACTCCCACCTGGCATGAGACGTGTATATGCTGTTGATCTGTACCAATCGAGGAGGTTATTCCGCATGGCTTCTGAGTCTGCGTCTTCTCTTCCCTTAATGGGGTCATCAATGAGCAGGAGGTGAGCACCACGACCAGTAATAGCACTACCAGCACCAACCGCATAATATACTCCTCCTTGTGTTGTATTGAAACGTCTCATACTAGATGAGTCAGTTGCAAGTCCAACGTCTGGGAATATCTCTTGATATCTAGCATCTTGCAGTTGGTTTCTTACCTTTCGACCAAAGTCATCTGCTAGTTCCTGTCCGTATGTCGAACAAATAATATACTTCTTTGGGTTTCTGCCTAAGTACCAAGCGGGAAAGAACTCCGATGTTAGGATAGACTTTCCGTGTCTGGGTGGCATAAATATTGCAAGTCTCTTGATCTTACCTCTCTCCACATCTTGCAGTTTAGATGCAAGCAATTCTATGTGTGGGGGTGAAAGATACTCTTCCATCTGATATTTAGCATATCCGAGTAAAGTATTCTTTGCTTTCTCTTTTGACTCTACTTCTTTTAATTTAGAAACTAATTGTTCTAATTGTGCAACCTTCTGTCCGACATCACTTGATACTTTTGGCATTTCTTTTTTTTTTAGCCGATTTCGATGATTTTCGGTTTCTCCTCTTCTGGTATGTTTCTTACCAGATTTATCTTGAGAATACCATCCTCACTTTTCGCACTGCCCACTTCCATGTGCTCTGCTAAGTGAAAAGCCTTTTGGAACTTCCTAGTGGCTAATCCTTTGTGTACATAGTTGGCATCTTTCTTATCAGAAGCCCCTTGTACCTTGAGAATGTTTTTCTCTACGGATATATTGATATCACCTTTCTTGAAGCCAGCTATTGCCATCTCCAAGACATATTCATCATCAGAGACCCTTTCTATGTTGTAGGGTGGATACTCTGATTTGCTTGTGTATGTATCAAGCATCTCGAAGGCATCTTCAAATCCTAAGAACATATTTCTTATATGATTTGGTATGCCATACTTACTTATTGTTGCTACGTTGTGCATATTAATCTCCTTCTATAGCAAGTTATCCCTAGTCCTTCATGGCACTAGGTATTCTTAATTATCACACAGTATGTGCAGTGTATGGATGTTATGTGTCTGCTGCTAGATGGGGGGTGGGGGTCAAATTTATCACCATTACATCTAGGATTCTTTTTTAGATCTTAAAAAATTAGTTTAGTTTTTCTTTCTCTTCTTTATCTAGTGGTTCTATTTCTATTCCGTCACTTGCTAGACTTGTCATTAATAACATGATTTGTTTTTTTATTTCATCTGGACTAGCTACATTGTGAGTGATGCTTTCTGATCGTGATGTTATTCCACCAGTCATTATATTAAACATTTTCATTGCATCAGTAACACTGTTAACAAGTGCTTTAATATCTTGCGGTGTTTCTATTTCTTTCATCACATTAGACTTTAGTGCATTAGTTACTTTCTGTAATGCAAGATAGCTTGTATCTTGTAGGTCGCTTAATATCTTTTCTTGTTTATTTACTTCGTTGTTTATTATTCTTTTATTAAGTTTTTCGCTGACTTTTAGATCATGTTGCTTGGCAAGGTCTAACCAATTATTCTTACTACTCCAATTCCATAAAGTGTTTAAATGTGGTATCGAAATAGATTTGTTATTAATCATCTGATCGTATTTGTGCAATAATTCACTGTGTAACTTTCTTATTGATCTAGTATGTTTAGGCATTGCTAAATAATAATTTAGAATAGTTTTATAGTCTAATGAGTTCTTACGCATAACAGTTATTATATATATATGATGTTAGTATTTAACTTTGTTTAATATTTATCCTTGGCGACTTGTTAAAGGTCGCCTTGGATTGTTGGAAGGAATATATGAAAAAAAAATTTCATTAATAAACAATGGATATACTTCTCCATTATTTAATTAAATTATTTGTATGTAAGTTTTATAAGTTCGTAAATACAAACATTATACAAACATTACATTATTTTTTATATGTTAATAGATAACTAGATTTATATATAAGATACTCTCTATATTGTTTTATATGCTGGTATTTTATTATAAATTCTAATTCATCTAATACTATACAATCTATTAATTTATTATAATTCATACTACCAAGAACGGATTACAGTACATATTGTTTTAATAGTTGTATTTTTTCTTTTTAATCTTTTGCGATTTTTTTAAAACAATTCCTGGTTTTAGTCGTCAATATTAGTAAGTTTGTTAAAAAAAAGTTAATAAATGGCAGAAAATAAGGGTTTATTTATGCATTATTTTCTTGTCAACAATGTTTAAAAAATGTTAAAGACAAACTTACAAAAGAAATAATTCAGTATTGGCTGGAATAAGATTAAGCAGTCTTATTAAAGAGAGTGACTTGCTGGGTTACAATCAAAATGGATGAGATAGGCTGTTTTGCTTTTGTGCTGTAATAGGTTGTTTGTACCTATCTGATGAGTCTAGGAAAGACGAAACAGCAATATAAAAACAAAGGGGTTTACATGGACTTAATTTCAAAAGAAAATAATTTATATAAAGGACTTAAAAAATATGGCTTTACAGACTTTCCAAGCCAAGGAAATAGAGTTCTTTACTATAAAGAAAACAACAATGAATTTGCTATAACTATAAAAAAATCTAATCCATATAAAAAAGATAAGTATGGAGTAGTTAACGACAAAGAAACAGTTTTAAAAATAGAACAGTTTAAATAATTCGAAACCAGCTTATGAGCTGGTCAATGACCTTAAGCAAGTCATTCTGATGAGATAGCTTATTAATCTTAAAAACGGAGTTATTGCTATGAACGAAGCAAAAAAATTTGTTAAAAATCCTAACTACTATAAAGACCTTAAAAACCAGATCGCAGATGATCTAGTAAATTTAGTTACTAGTGAAACTGCACCTTGGCGTAAACCTTGGAAGCCAGCACCAGGTATGACCGCTTTACCTAGTAACGCAATCACAGGTAAGTCATACAATGGTATGAATACTTGGTTGTTATGGGGAAAGAGTGAGTCTAATTTGTGGGCGACTTTTAAAACTTGGAACAAGGCAGGCTATTCAATAGTTAAGGGTTCTAAAGGTACTGCAATTCATTATTTTGAACCAGTTAGAAAACCTATTATTGAGGACGGGAAAATAGCAAAAAATAAAAAAGGCGAGGATATGTACAGAATGTCTTTCCTTTTTAAGACTCATTATGTTTTTAGTGCTGAACAAGTACAGGATAAAAACAAAAAGCCTTTTACATTACCTAAAGTAAAAGTTCTAGAACCTAAAGAACGAATTGCTAACTGTGAAAAGTTCTTTAATAATTTGAGTGCGAGTCTATTGCCTAGTTCTGATAAGTGCTATTATAGACCAGCTACTGACCAAATCGGTATGGTTTCAATAGATCAGTTCGATACTAAAGAAGACTATTATTCTGTATTAGCTCATGAACACGTTCACTGGACTGGTGCAGATCATAGACTAAAAAGAGAAAAACTAAATTATGCAGAAGAAGAACTAGTTGCAGAAATTGGTGCTTTTCTTACTAGTGTACATTTAGGAATACAAAGTAAACCTAAAACAAATAATTTAGCTTATTTAAAATCATGGTCGCAAGGTGATGTTAGTAAGTCTAAAATATTTGCGGCTCTTTCAGATGCTTCTAAGTCATTAGAATTTATGAAAGAGTTTAATACTGAAGAAGCAAAAAAAGTTGCTTAATAATTTAATTAGAGCTGGATATATTCCAGCTCTTTAACAATACGAGGTTAATATGAATGAATTTAAAATTGTAATCCATAACCCAGACAAAGTAGATATGAATAATGATATTCTAGATGAAAATTCTACAATTTACGAAACATACAAAGAATTTGAAAATCATAAAGAAGCTGAAAAATGGTTACTGGAATACATTGAAATAATGCACATGATTGGAAGGTAATATTATGAGTAAATTAAGTATTGGATATTTATGTGATTGTTTAGATAATAGTGTAATTCCAGAAAAAAATTCAGTGTATGACAAATGTGTTTATGGATTATATGAAGACGCACCTGTTATTAGACTTAGAGTTGAATATATTTTAGCAAAGTTTGATATGCCAGATGATGTTAAAGAACAATTAGAAGACATAAGAGATAATTAAAATAATTCGAAACAAGGGAGTTATTCCCTTGTCTGTTACCTTTAGCAAGTAACACTGATGAGATTGCTAGAAACAAATATTATACAAGGAGTATAATTTATGTCTACTTACTTTAAACCTGCTGTAAAAATACCTTTACAGGAAATTAAAGATAAAATTAAAGATATTAAAGTTATCATTGAAGATGACAAACAATTATTTGTTTTAGACAATGATTGCCTTCATTTTGATATTGATAAAAAAAATAATGTTACTGATATTTATCGGTATGGTGGCAATGATGAAACTTATATATTGGCTAAACTTTCACAACATTTTGATGTTGCTATTTTTTCTGAATATGATGAAGAATACGACACGTTGTTAGAAATGGAAGAAGAGTCAAATGTTATTAAAATATCTATTGATGACTTACAACCAGCAAAAGCATTAAATTAAATTTGAAACCAGCTTTTTAGCTGGTCTGTATACTTGAGCAATATACACTGATGAGATAGCTCACTTAACTTTTAACAAGGGATTGTTATGAAAAAAACAAATAATATTGTAACTTTAGAAAAAAGATTACAAGAAATAATTAATGATGCAAAAAAAATATATTTTGTAGAAGAGCATCAAACTAAAGCAAGTGATGAAGAAACTTTAGGAATACTAATTTCTAAGTTTTGTCAATGGAATGGTAACAAAATTTTTAGAGTTAGTTACAATGCTTTTGAAGATAGTAACTTTCATTCTTTTAATGAAGAGTTTGAAGAACTATTTTTTGAAAAACTTGAAGAAGATAGACTAAGATCAAAACAAGCGGAGGCTGTTAATGAATAGTAAAAAAGGTGTTGCTAGTATTCGCATAGAATATAATCAAGGAGATATTAAAGTTTTTCATGGTAATGACAAAGTTTTACTAGCTTCATGGAAAGAACCAGATAATGTTAACGATCATTGGGATATTTTTTGGAATTTGATAGATGATCAAGTTAAACAAAATAATGGTTTTAGTAGAAGGTCTAAAGATATTAAAGACGAATTAGAGTGGGAAGCAAAACATTCATAAAAAAAGGAGATTAAATAATGAAAAAGTTAATAACTTTTAAAGTACAAGACGGGGAGAATGAGTATTATGATTATGGTATTTATGATAATAAACATACTGATGATGAAATTATAAAACATTTTTACTGTCTAGATGATGATGATTATGCAATAAATGAAAAAGAAGGCAGTTATTGGAAAGATTATTCAATTCTGGTTTTTATTTATAGTAATCAAGATATTAATAACGACAAAATTGAAATTATGAAAAATTTTGGAGTCGCTTACGAGCATACTATTTAGATCTGGAGGCTATTACTTATGAATAAAATTTGCGTTGATTGGGATAGCAAAACTGACAATAACAATGGTTACATTTATGGTATTGAATATCAAGACCAGGAAGGTAACGTAATTGATATTGATTGGTTTAAAACAGAAGAAGAAAGAAACACTGAAATAAATAGGTCTGGAGGCTATTACTTATGATTGACTATTTACAAGAGCAATGGAAAGTTAGATTTACAAAACCATTTATTGTTAATGAACCATGTCCAGATTGTGGATGTGAGGTTGAGATTTTATCTCATGGTAAATCTAATTGTTCAGAATGTAACCATAAGGAAATGTTACCTTGTGCTGATTGTCCAAGAGCAGAAAATTTTACTTGCGATTGGAACGAGAAAACAAGGTGCAGTGAATTTCCATATAAATAAATTAAAGGGCATTGAGATTAATTTCTCAGTGCCCTTTTTTTTTGGTCTAAAGTTATTCCTAGTTGATCTTATTATTTTTTAAGATGTTGTATCAATGTGAAAATTTATAAACCAAAATTTTTTTTTGATTTCACTATCATCATTATTCGAGACTATTACTTGGCAGATTTCCGCCATAAAATAAGGGGTTGCAAACTATGTTGAATAATGTATAGACAATGTTGTCATTAAGTTTGTGATGTTTATTAAACTAGCAAGTAAGATGACTACTCTTTGACAGTGTAAATATGTATCTAATAATCTCTAGTAAGAGACTATTGCTTGTATGATGGGCAAGTATTAACCTGTGTTTATACCATCATTGTAAACACATTCATAATGGAGTCATTTATGGCAACCAAAACTAAAGTGGAACAGCCAATCGAATTACCAGCAATGAATATTAAAACAGCTGAGATAACTTTGATTGGCGATAGTCCTTTGATCTCTCACAAATGGTCTGAGAAATCAAAAAAAGAAATCAGAGACAAACAACAAAAGAAAGCAAAAACAGCAAAGGATATTAGAAATCCAGAAGCTGAGTTTAGCGATAGTTTATACCACCTTGATGAAGAAGGTAAGTATGGATTTCCCGCAGTAGCTTTCAAGGCAGCAGCAGTTAATGCTTGTAGCCATGTTGACGGAGTAACTAAAGTTCATGCAAGAGGTGCTTTTCACATCATGTGTGAGTTAGTTGAAATTGTTGGTGAACCAACAATGCGTGAAGATATGGTTCGTGTTGGTATGGGAGTTGCTGATCTTCGATACCGAGGTGAGTTTAAAAAGTGGCAATGTAAAATTCCATTGAGATACAATGCCAATGTTTTATCTCTAGAACAAATCTTAAACATTTTCGACACAGCTGGATTTTCAACTGGAGTCGGAGAATGGAGACCTCAGAAAAATGGTGACTATGGTATGTTTCATGTTGCTAGAGGTAACGAAATGAAAAAGGTGGCATAATGCCAGAATATAAATATCGTGAGGGATATCATGCCCTCATTAAAAGTCCTCAAGTTGTAGGAGAAAAACTTGCCGAGTTATATCAAACTCATGGTAAGGTTACTCCAGAACTTGTGATAAAAGACGCTGAAGATAAAAATTCAGTGTTGCATGGTGCATTTGATTGGAATGACAAGTCAGCGGCAAAGCAATGGAGGTTGCATACCGCAAGACATTTAATACGATCAGTTGTAATTGAAGAACAAGAAGCAGAGGAAGACATAAGATACAAACCTGCTTTTATTCATGTCAATACAGATGAAGGTAGTCAATACCAAACACTTGCTTCAGTTATGTCTGACGAAGACTTGAAGAACCAAGTTCTTAACAGAGCTTTCAAAGAGTTTGAGACACTCCAAAAAAAATATCAAGAATACGAAGAACTATTCAAGATATTTCGTCAAGTCGGTATCGCCAGACGTAAGTTTGATAAGGTCAATCGTGAGGAAAGACCTGGTGCATAAATCTATGGGGGGTTCATACCCCCCTAGAGAAAGGTTATTATGTTAAATATATTATTTTCAATATTTAGAAAAAAAACTTTTATGGATGATAAGTCCAGTGGAAAATGGATTTGGTTAGCTATTCATACCAAACCAGAGAGCACGTTAAGTGAATGATGATGTTAAAAAATTAGAAACTATATCAAAAGAAATATTTGGAAACAGTTGGATAGTTCCCCTTGCAGAATATGTTGGGGTTACTAGACAAGCAGTTTACTTGTGGTTGGCTAAGAAAAGACGCATACCACACGTTGTTATGGTTTGCTTAAAGCAACGCAGAGTATTGGATAAAGTTCCAGATTCATGGCTTAAATCTGTACAATAAATACAGAAGTCCATTTTGGAATTTATCCTAGCATATTGATCTAATAATTCATTAGAACAATAGTAGAACATTTAATGCACATTTTTTTTAAAAAAGTCTTGTTTTCTTTTCAACAATGTTGTAAAGAGAGATTAGTGAAAGAGAATAATAATTGCAAGTATTATTCGCTTCTGGCTGAACAACTGTAGCAAAGTAGTAAGGCACACTCCTAAATGAGTATGGACAAATGTCTGAGGGGTTTAGGGTTGGTACTGAAGTAGCATAAAGTCATAGAAATGTGATTTGCTGTGAAAAGGTTGGGGGTAGGGTCACACTGAATCCCCCGAGGCTCACTAAAGGTTCAACGTTTTTCGAAAAATACGAACCTTACAAAATTATGGGGGAGGAGCGAATTTATTCATTAACGATACCCCCATTTTTTTTTCTTGGTTATTAGATACATATTTCACTTTTTTTCATGGCAGGCGAGTTGGGTTATGTTCGGGTGCGTTCTGGTGAGTTTCGGCAGGCGAGTTGGGGTTCGTTAGTGCTTGGCAAGTTTCGTTACGTTGTGTTTTCATTTTGGTTAGGCAGGTGTGGTGCGGTGCGTCCGTGTTGGGTGGGGCGGGGTACGTCCAGGTGTGATTAGGCGAGGCAGGCATGGTGCGTTAAGTCTTATTTTTTTTTGGCAAAAATTTGTTTTGTCTAACTGTGGTGAGGTCCTCAAAGGTTTGGTGGGGTCAGAGGGGCATGGCTTGGCAGGCAAGGTATTATTTGGTGAGCAGCGGTTTGTTCGGGCGGGTCTGATTGGGGTAAGTTAGTGTTGGGTATGGTACGTTTCGGCAGGCATGGCGGGTTCAGTTAAGTTATGTTATGGTGGTGTTTGGTGAGATTATGTTCTGGTGCGTTATGGCAGGCGAGGTGGGGTCCGTCTTGGTCGACCAGGTGGGTTGTGGTACGGCAGGCGGGTTGAGGCTGTTAGTGGTTCTTTATGTTGGGGTGAGTTACGTTAAGGTAAGGCAGGCGAGGCGAGTTGCGGTCCGTCTTGGTACGTCCAGTTGGGTTGTGGTCTGGCAGGTATGTTGGGGTCAGTTAAGTTTCGGTCTGGTTCGTTTTGGTGAGGCAGGCTTGGTGAGGCTAGATTGGGTTAGGTCTGGTTTGGTGACCTAAAAGCTAGCTCCTGGATTTTTTCTGGGAGCTTTTATATTTAAGTTTTGCTTTTAAAAACCATTCATCAAGTCCTTTTAAACCTGTTCTGATTCTTGACTTGAGACTATTACTTGATGCTTTTGCTTTATCTTCGAATAAAAAATCTGGAAATATTTTTCTAACAGCAATATCATCTATTTGTTTTTTTACTTTAAGATCGTTTAGTATGTGAAAACATTCTGTAATTATCCATTCATTCTCTGATTCTTTTCGTGATGGATTAGATGCTGCATTAACAAAACCTTCAGTTCTGTTTAGAAGTTTGTCGTAATTAATAGAGTGAAAAGGTTTACCAAATATCTTATAATAGATCGTAGAATACTGATGTGCTGCCAAAGCCATATCAGTAGTTATAATACCCCTCTCCTCACAAGCATCTATTGGGTCGCTTGCTTTATCTGGGTTTCCTCCATTTACAATTATTGCCCGCCTTATTCTTAATTCTGGAGTGCCTTTATCTCTAAATGGTGGTGGTTTTCTTGGTCTTCCCCTCTTCCCCTTTGCCATCTCTTACAATCTTTCCATGTCTGTTGTACTTGTAAATAATTGCTCCGAAGCTGTCTAGTTCTTTAAAATAGTACAGTTCGTTTTCAAACTTTACAAATGTTCCAGGAACATTAAATTTTTTTGCAAAAGCTACAGGTGTTAAACTATCTTCATCTTCCCATCTTCTATTACTTAACCATCCTTGCACCCATTTTGGCGTGTCTTGATAATCTGGTAAGTTATCTAGATATTCATTATACTTGTTCGCTAATTCAATGTGAGTTAATTTTTCCTTATCAAAATTAATTTTAACAAATACTTTTTTTGCATCTTCCTTGCCTTTTTTAAATCTAATTATATTCCAAAATTCTTCAAATAATATTTGGTTATTTGATTTATGGTTAGTGGTTAATGGTTTATGGTTAGGATATGCATTTGCATCTGCATTTGCATCCCACCTTGCACGAGCTGCTTTTTGTTTTTTAGCATAATTATCTTTAGCTTTATCTATTTCTTGCGTGCATCTTTCTACTCTAATAAAACCATTCTCTATTTGTATCTTATTTTTACTAACTAATTTATCTCTAACAGATTGCCACTTGTCTTCTAACTTTGTCATCCAAGACATTCTTCCATTGTCTTCTAGTTGATTAGAAGTAGAATAAATTAGATCAACTATTCTACGATATGCTAGTTCTTCTTCTATTGATAATGTCATTGTGCCATTCAACATATCGTCAGCACAATAATAAACGAAATTCATTTTTGTCATAATCCCTCATTTAACTTTAATACTCCTAGTTAATGAAGGCGTATACTCTATATGTCCATCCCTAGCTAAGAGTCTTATTTTAAAGTGAATACTACTTTTAGATTTGAGCTTCAAGTGTTTTTTCATTTCTTCGTAAGTTGGTGGATACCCATTAGCATCAAAATATGCCTCAATATAGTTTAAAAGTTGCTTATTTTTTGGTGTCATTCTTCTTGAACATTAGTCAAACTTTTGATATAAATCAATAGCTCCTTGTAAATTAAAAGGATGTCAATCCCTTACCCCTGCATTTCCGTTCAGATGTGGGGGTTTTTTATTAAATTGTTGACAAAACCATCACTTTAAGTGTATTTGATACGAAAGGAGTTTATATGAGTATACCTAATAGACCAATGGCAGGCTTTGAAAAGTTTGGTATAGAAAAAATTTCACCATCACAGATGGGTAATTATATTGCAAGAAGAAGTAGATGGGTAATTGAAAAAATATTTGGTATAATAGTTGCCATGTATGATGCGTCTGCATTTAGAGGACTTGCAATAGAACATGGAGTTGCACATTGGTTTCAACACAAAGATATTAAAGCAGCAATTAAAGCTGCATTAGAAGAGTTTGATACAAAAGCAAAAGGTTTAAAAAATTATGATGATGAAAGATTAAACATTGAACCATGTATTAAAAAGGGAATAGAAGAATTAGAAAAATTAAACTTAATGAATTTTCAATTAGAGATTACAATTAATGTTGGTGGGTATTGGGTTTACGGATATTCTGATTTTGTTTTTGAAAAAGAAGATGGAAGTAAATTTGTTTTAGATTTAAAAACAACAAAGAAATATCCTTACAAAATAAATAACCAGCATTGTAGACAGGTTTCTTGCTATGCAAAAGGTTTGGAATGTGATGCAAAAATATTATATCTAGTTCCAAAAAAGAGTGGGAAGGTCGATGTTCAGTGGGTGGAGATCGAAGACATAAATAAATATTTATTACAGGTTGAGGATATTTTAAGATCAATGGATTTGTTGTTGTGGAATTGTGATGACAAACAACAAGTTGCTAACTTATGTCCTCCAGATATTGACGATTGGATTTGGTCTGATGAAGAACTTGTAAAAAATAGAAAACAAATATGGGGTTACTAATGGAAGAAGAAAACTTGCCGATAAATGAAAACTTTGTTGAAACAGAAGTTAAAGAACCAAATGTTTTATTTCGTATGCCTAAGAACATTAGCCAAGCGATTAATAAAATTATTTTTGATATTGAGATGCTTGGTAAAGATGGAAAGAACGAGTTTCAAAAATATGATTATGCCAGTATTGATAAATTTTTATCAACACTAAATCCGTTGATGGCAAAACATGGATTAATAATTATGCAAGACGAAGAGACTTGTAAAATTATTACAGATACACAAGGAAGACCTTGGTTAAATATTGTGTATCGTTTTATTCTTACACATAAAGATGGTGACACTTGGCAATACACACCAAGAAGAACAATCTTTTGTGAGATGAAAGGTGGTCAAGCAATGGGAGCAGCACAAAGTTATGCATTAAAACAAATGTGTAGATCAATGTTCTTTATTGCTACAGGTGAAAAAGATGATTTGGATAATCAAAACCAAACATACAACACACCAAAACAAACTAAAACAACAAACAATGTGCGAACTGAAAGGAGAATAGCATGAGTGTTACAATGAGAATGAGGTTGTTTAAAAATAAAAATAAAGAACCTGGAGATAATAAACCTCCGTACAGTAATAGTAATTTTACTGTACAAGAAAGAGTAGTCTTAGAACCTGGAGTAGCTTACACAGCAGGACTTTGGAAAGATGAAAAAAATGATTCACTTAATTTAAGAGTTGATGAAAAAAAACTTCCAATGTCTGAAGGTGGAGGCACACCAATGCAGCCAAGACAACCAGAACCAGCAGAGGATATACCCTTCTAATGGATTGGTTTATATTATTAACGATCAACGCAATTTTTTTGTTACTTGTTTTTGTAACTATAATGGTATGGGCAATAGGTGAAAAAGTGTCTACATTAGAGAAAAAAATTGACAAAAGATTATAAAAAAGTTTTTGCTAAATTTTGGGGATATGGTGGTCAACATTTACCAGATATTTGTTGGGGATGTTATCAAGAACCCCCTGTTGATATCCATCACTTGGTTGGTCGAGGGATGGGAGGAGACCCAAGAGGTACAAAAAACAATGTCAGAAATCTTATTGCTTTGTGCAGAAAATGTCATCAACGAACTGATGTTGATAAAGAGTTTAACGAAATGTTAAAGGAAAGGGTAAATAGGTTTGTAGATGCAAAGTCATGATACAGGAATAAATAGATACGACCCTCATCATGTATCACAATCATACAAAGATGCGATTGTAAATTACAGGAAAGAGAGAAGGATTTATAAATCTTTGGAAAGACAAAAAGAAGAAAAAGAGAAAACTAAATATCTTCATTTTAGATTTCAAAGCAACGACAAACATTCTGTGGAAGACGCAAAAGCAAAAGCAAGAACTGACGAGGAGGTTGTAAATTTTTATGATCTGATGGAACAACAAGAAAAAAAAGTTGATGAGGCTTTTGGAGAACTTGAAAGATGTATTTGGAAAAAAGAACTAATGCTTGATGCAAATGCAACTTCAAGAAAAGAAATGGAACTAACAAGGATTGAAACATGAAAAAAGATACACAGGAATTACAAATACTTAATTACTTACTTAAAAATAAAAAGATAGATGCAATGGTTGCTCTAAATGATTTTGGATGTTTTAGATTATCTGCAAGGATATTTGATTTGATTGGAGAAGGTTTTCCAATAGACTCTGATAGAAAAACAACAGGCAGCAACAAAAGAGTTGCAGAATATAAAATGAATCCAAGATCAATACAGTATTCAGTAATGCATGAGTACAAAACAAAAAATAATTTAAAAACTATTGGTGGTAATTATCAAGAGGGTGGTCAACTCGTACCAAAGGAAGTATAATGTTAAAGTATAAAATGAATCAAGATACATTAAACAAAACAGAAATACATATTCTGAACAGAATGTTAAATAAAGAAAGGATGACGCAAGTCATTGAAGGGGATAGGTATGTGTTTATTTTGGGAGATGGTAAGAGAGCAACAAGAATAAAAGAATCAGTAGTTAAAAAATTATTTAATCAAAATCTTTTAATGTTTGATCTTAAAACACATATAAAAGTTGGTAATGTTTATTACTTGTCTTATAGAAATAAAAACAAAAGAAAAATAGTTTTAACAGAAGAAGGCAAACAAATAGCAGGAGTATTTAAACTATGATGTTAAAACCTAAAAGTATTGCTGAAAAGATTGGTGTTACTACACAAACACTTATGTCTTGGAGAAAAAAAGGTACTGGTCCTAAGTGGGTAAAACTTAGTCGTTACATTATCAGATATCCAGAAGCAGATTTTAATTCTTGGTTGGAAAATGAACATAATAAAAGTCTACAGCAGACAAATAATTCTACCCAATAACGATCAAGATATGGATATTTTCATTGGAAAATGGAGAAAATCACAGGAAAAAGCCTTGTTAAAGGCTATGGATGAAACAATTAAGTTGACAAAACAAGGAATAATAAACTATAATTTTGATGATATTGTAGATAAATATACATTATATTACTATGACGAAGAAAATAAATAATATTGAATTACTAAGTGATGGTGGGGTAAATCCCACTACAAATATACACGAAGAAAAACTTTGGAAAATATTATTTGATGATGCTGATACTAGATTACTTGGTAGACATCAAATGATTCATTACCTTTCAAAAGGTACAGTGCCTGCTAAAACAGTTCATTCTTTTAAGAAGTGGGATATTACAACAACAATGGGAAACCAGGTTAGAACTTGGGTTATTGTTTACGATGATAAATCTCATGTGCAGCTTGTTAACAAAGATTTCTATGCTTTGATATCTAATGGACATAAAAATGAAATGGAAGAAATAAAAGAGAAACATACTTCTCCAACTAATCCAGTTTTGTTTACAGAAAAAGTTACAACAGTTGAAGAGAAACAAGAAGTAGAAGAGTTTAGGAATAAAGTTATTAATGAGGTAGGAAATAATGACAACCCAAATTTTTACAGTAATGAAAAAATATCGGTTTAGGTGGGAAGCAGAGGAATTTGAGTTGACAAAAAAAGATTTGACATTGTTAACAAAAAATGTTAGAAGGGGTGAAACAAAAAAAAGGGATAAAAACAATGTCGGAAGAACTATTAGAAATACCAGCCTTTCTGAAAAAACTATCAGAAAGAGATAAAAAAGAAAAACCACAAAAATTTAAAAATCAAAAACAAACTAAAATTTCCGAAATAGATGGTAGTTTATTAGAACTAAGAAATGGTTTTTGGTGGGCAGTAAAAACAGAGGATAGTAAACAATCTAGAAAAGATAGAGATATAGAATTGATAAACTATCTTGCAACATTAGTTAACACAGGTTTAAAAAAGAAACCTTTGATTGCAAAAATGAGGGAAAAATTTACTAAATTAAGTTCAGCACAAGTTTGTAGGTTTATAAACAACCAATTAAAATTAAAAGTAATAGAAATAGATAAGAAGTATAAAACAAAACCTGTAGTAATAAAAGGTAAGTATTGGAGAACTAATTAGAAAACAGTTGAGTGACTTGTTACTAACCATTCTATTTTTTTAATCCAACCTTTTGGAATCACAGTAACTCTACCACCCTCTTCACCTT